TTAAGCATAAATTGCTTCGTAATGTTCAAATTCTTTCTTTAAAAAGCATTTATGGCTTACTAGTTCCATTCTTTCAGTGCTTCTTCCCGGCTTGCCGCTGCAGGAGGTTTTTTCTGGCTGCGTTTTTCTGCCTGCGCCGGATTGTCCATCCGACGTGTACATTGCCAATGAGCCTGTAAAATACGGTTCCCAAGGATACTGCATTTTTATGCAGAAAATACTTTTCTTTAACCAGAAGAAATGACCTGCAAAAAGGGCAGCAGGGGCTAAAATAGACCCAACTTGCAGGACAGCAAAGGGCCCAGCAAAATAACTCCAAAAGCCACAAGGGGATTCCAGAAAGCAATAGGTCCAGCTGAGTTTGGCTAGGCAGCCGTAAAGGACCGCCAAAAACAGGCAAGAACCAGCTTTGCGCAAAAGAAATAGGAGCCCAGAGCAAAACGCTCCAAGCTCCATAAAATAAGCGGAAATTTTTCCGGCAAAAAAGGGAGGACGCAGAAATGACCGTGAACAATGCAGCAAAAAGCTTGGCAAAAAGCAGCTACAGCGGGAAAATGCCTGCGGATTTACCTGCTTGTGCGCTTGTTGGTAGGCAGAACCCTGGAACATCTCTTCCCTGATTTTTTCCGCAAAAGCATTCTAATAGACCCGAGCAGCCGGAATTACCAGGCGCCGCAGGTCCTGGCAGCCGCTGCTTCCTTTTCCCAGTACCTGCTTCACCTGGCGCTGCTGCACCGCTTTCCTTTCCAACTGGGGTGCGCCTTTTCTCGCCAGAGCCCCACTTTCCAGGGCAAGAGGGCTCAAATAGCAGGCCCAGATTTGCCCTGTAACGGGATTTTTTAGTTTTTCCTAGCTAGTTTACGCGTATTAAAGCACGGCGTCTCTCAGGGCAATTTGGGGCCTTTTGCGAGGTTTTCTCTTCTCTGCCTGCAAGAAAGGCAAAAAAATAAGGCATTGCAGCAAACTGCAATGCCAACACTTCAATTGTCCTTGGACGTGCAACACAATACTTAGTGCTTTTTGTAGCTTTTTTACTCATTACAACACTATATGTTGTAGCAAGCGACCATAAATTTCAGCATTTTACATTTGTATAAACTACCTTATTCGCTCCCCGTTTTTCAGGAGGAATACTATATCTCCGTTCTCCTGCACTTGCGCCTGATCAACTAAGGCCAGCCAAACCTTTTCGTCAAACTCCGGAAGAATATTCACAGAGGTTAGGCTCTGTATGAAGTCGGCCAGTTCCTGAGCACGATGCTGTTTATCTTCCTTCTCATTGGCCTTGGCCATTTTCTCTAGCTTTAAGGTATCATGCCTTTCCACCAATTTATCATACCGGGCTGAATACTCCGTACTGCCGATTTTCCCGGCTGCATATTCCGTAGTCATTACCTTGGCCTTTAATTCCAGTCCGGCTATTTCCTCGGTCATGCCAATAAGCTCGGCATCTAGTTTAGAAGTATCCTTTACAGCCTCTATGGCAATCTGGCAGTTGGCAAGGACTTCCTCTTTGCCTTCCAAAAACTTGTTTATGGCCTTAAGGAATTTCTCCCGAACCTGGGCCTCCGTTACATGTGGAGAAACGCATTGAGCTCCCCTTGGCCCTCCGTATCTGGTGACATATTTCTTGTTGCAAGACCAGATAGTACGTCTGTGTACGCTTGTGGAATTCCATACCTTTGCCCCGAATACCGAACCGCATACCCCACAGACCAGCTTGCCGGAAAGGTAATTCACATAAACCACATGGAGCTTCCGCTTCTTCCTCCGTTCCATTTCTTCCTGAACTGCCTCAAAAACCGCCTTGGAAATAATACCCGGATGACTGTGTTCAACGAAGTACTTCGGCATCTCACCCATATTCTTTTTGCGTTTCTTATTCAGAAAGTCCTGAGAATAGGTCTTTTGCATAAGAGCCGCCCCGTAATACTTCTCATTGGATAAGATACTGTCTACGGTGCTTTTCGTCCACTTTGACTTCCCACCCGGGGTTATGAGCTTTTCTTCCGTCAGCTTTTTAGCTATTGTTCCGCTTGGAAAACCTTCTAAAAACATTCCATAGATTTTCCTTACTGTCTTTGCTTCTTCCTCCACTATTTCAGGAAGGCCGTCTGCCCCTTTCCTATAGCCGAGGAAATGTTTGAAGGGAATAGATACCTTGCCATTGGCAAAGCTCCTCTGCTGCCCCCACCTTATGTTTTCCGAGATATTCCTGCTTTCCTCCTGAGCCATGGAACTCATTATGGTTATGAGCAGCTCCCCCTTGGAATCCATCGTGAAAATACTCTCCTTCTCGAAATAGCACTCCACGTTATGTTCCTTGAGCTTTCTGACCGCTACCAGAGTATCCACTGTATTTCTGGCAAAGCGGGAAACGGATTTTGTTACTATTAAGTCTATCTTCCCGGACAGGGCATCTTCCATCATGCGGTTAAAACCCTTACGGAACTTAGTTGTGGTGCCGGATTTGCCTTCATCGGCATAGACTTCCACAAATTCCCAGTCCGGCCTTTTCCTGATGTAGTTAGTGTAATAATCTATCTGAGCTGCATAGGAATTGGCCTGTTCCTCCTGCTCCGTAGATACACGTGCATAGGCAGCTACTCTCCTTTTGGCTGTTGGCATGTTTAATGCTTCGTTTTGCAAGACGTTCTGCGTAGGCTTAATTACCTGTACTATTTTCTCCATCTGGTTAGTCCTCCTTTTCTGCCGTTTTCTTTGGCATTTAGTTTCATTTCATTAGTCCAGCTATTCTTACGGGATTTGTGTTCCCAGGTAAGGATTTTTTCATTGCCATCTTTAAAACAGTATATGAGGGTGCCTGAGTCCCTTGCCGTTATGGAAACTACCTTACTGGCAAAGGCTTCTGCGTCAAAAGATGTCTGCCCTAGAGCCTTAGCCGTAGTTTCCATAAGGATGTCCTCGGGTACGTTCCTTGATTCAGGGCAGGCAGCTTTGCCGTAGCGTTCCTTCATGGCACAAGTCCAGGTATACCCCTTGTGGCTTTTCTTCCTTATACAATGCTTTCCGCAGGATCCGCAGATAACCTTTCCCGTAAAGGTATGGCCTTTTCTTGTAACCTTGGCCTGCGGTCTGTTAACAAGTTCCTGTACTGCTTTAAAGGTGGCAATGTCAATAATGGCAGGATGATTGTTTTCTACTTTGTACATAGGATAAACGCCTTTGTTGGGAAGTTTCTTCTTGCTTAAATGGTCAGCTACATATGCCTTCTGCAGGAGCAGTTCCCCTGTATATTTCTCGTTCCGTAAAATGTAGTCTATCCCATGTTCCGTCCAGAGCTTGCCCATTCTGGTGGGAACACCTTCCCTGTTAAACTTCCGGGCAATAGTGCGTTTCCCCTGGCCCCGAAGATAGGAGTCAAATATCTTTCGCACTAATTTAGCTTCTTTATCAATAATCACAAGAGTGCCGTCCTTCTGCCTTCTGTATCCTAATATTGTGAGGCTTGGCATAGCCCCCTCGCTGAAACTCTTTCGTATCCGCCATTTACAGTTATCACTGACGGATTTGCTTTCCTCCTGAGCCACAGAAGCTAAAAGTGTGAGGAGCAGTTCGCCCTCACTGCTTTCAGTGTGGATGTTCTGCTCCTCGAAATATACATCAATATTCAGTTCCCTGAGCTCTCTTGTCGTCTCAAGCAGGGTAACGGTATTTCTGGCAAACCGGGAAATGGACTTCGTTATAATCCGCTGAACCTTCCCGGCCCTGCAGTCTGCCATGAGCCTTAGGAATTCAGGTCTGTTGGCTTTCGTTCCTGTATAGGCCGAATCAGCATATATACCTGCCATCACCCATTTTTCTTCTTTTTCTATCATTTCCGTATAATATGTGACCTGTGCTGCCAGGGAGTGAAGCATAGCGTCCTTGCCGGAGGAAACCCTTGCATAGGCGGCTACCTTCACTCTTGGCTGTAAAAGTTCCTTCTTCGCCTCTATCTTCTCTACACATCTATCCACTTTCAGCCCTCCCGTCACAACACATGTTAGCTCTAGAACCGCATAATAGCAAGCTATTTAGGCTACAAGGGCAAAAACTAAAGGAGCATATTTTGCCCGTAATTTCCTGTCTGCCTGCTCCAATTCCTCGGCTGTTATGAGCCCCTGTTTTTTCATTCTCTTAAGCAGGGACTTAGCTACCGCATAATTTATCTCCCGTTGGAAACTTTCGTTTGTAACCATAGGCACCCCACCTTCCCTGTAGATAACAATCATAACTGCAGAACTTCCTTTTCTTGTTCCCGTAAGCGCTGAACCTCTTTCCGCAGAATGCACATGTATATGAATACACAGCTCCCTTGGGAGAGACCTCAGCATTTTCCTTCCACCAGGCCAGACGGCATTTCCTTGAGCAGAACTTGTGCTTGAACCTAGGCAGTTCATTGCCACAGTAAAGACATTTCCCCTCTGCCTTTTTAGGTTCTCCTACCTTTGCCTCATGCCGTAACCCGTATATGCTGACCGCTCCTCTTGTGAGTCCCAGCCTTTGGGCAATGAGGGTGTATGACAAACCACCCTCACGCATCCTCATGATTTTCTCTTTCTCCTCCGGGGTCATTTTATTCACCTGCCATCTGAATTACCTTTATAGCCTCGGGACGGACGAGCTTTCCGTCCAGGAACTCCACCCCGATATATCCTACCTGGTCGTGTACAATGAACTTCTCCTTTAGGGCCCGTACGCTGACAAGCCTTTTCAATATTACCCAGTAGTAGCTGAAATCACCAAAGGCTATCGGCTTATTGCCTGCTCCTATCCCCGGCATGAATTCTGATATAAAGACCTTCTTGCCGAAAATACTGTCATCGCTGTCTCTCCACAAATAGTTGCCGTCATTGTCCTTTAAGGTACGAAGGGCCATGGCCGTATCGTCATTCATGAGCCACACAGCTCTCTGGCGGTATTCCGGCTTAACGGAAAAGTACAGCTTAATGACATCATCATAGGTCAGAGTGTTTGTTGTATTTCCAACAATAGCACCATCCGTCTCATGTAAAATGCCTGTAGGCATTTCTATCCCCGTCCCATTAATGAAGCCGTTTGTTTCACCCTTGCCAAAGACCTTGGCTAATTTCTTTACCAGATAATCCTCGAGCCTGAAATATGGATCATACACAAAATCCTCATCCAGCTTCATTATGGTTGCCAGTTTCCATGTTTCTATTTTATGGGAAGTGAAATCTTTCATTCCGTCATAAACAGGAATCGTACCATTTTCCGGGATGAACTGGGCCGTATCTTTACAGTCCCTGCCAATAATGCGGTAATTGGATTTGTAAAGATTAAATACCGTTCCCACCTGACGGAACAGGCTTTCCTTCTTGATGGCCTCCTCATATTTATTATTGGAGCCTAACGGCAGTGAATAAGTCCCCGTATCCAGGTTCCTCGCCCCATCCATGTCCCCAATAAATCCGTCAGTTCCCTTCATAGAATCCCAAAAGCATCTGTAGTATTCATTACTTTCTATTATTTTCATAATATATTCCTCTCCTTCTTCCTGATTGCAGTGCTTACATTTATATAAGCACAATGTTGTTTATTCTTAATTTCCTGCAGCTTTTCTGTCCCTTGCCCGTAATAACCTTTCCATCAAATCATCCTGTGGCTCCGGATTACCGAAATCGGCGCTGCAGTTTTCCTTTACTATCTGGAATATCTCATTCCACAAACGTACCGCATGATTCATGTAATTAATCCCGATATTAATAAACGGCGAAGGTATAGGCTTACCGGTAGTAGGATGCTTAGAAAGAAAGCCTAGTCTGCTGGTCAGTTCTTCCGTTTGAATCCATCTGGCACTGCACATTGCATAACGCTCCAGCAATTGAGCAGATACCTTGCTGCTACACCCTATCTTTTTCAGCCATTCCCATGTTTCCTTGTATATTTCCGCTGCCTGAAGATGGTTTCCATCCCTTTGCTCGGAAAACAGGAAAGCATGAGGCTTAGGCATTGTTGCACCCTCAAGCTCCGGTATGTCTAATACTTTTAATGGTCTCTTACCCGGATTACCCCCGGAAAGTTTTTCAGATAAGTTTTTCCTTGGCCTACCGCCTGTTCCCTTAGTTGGCCCTCGTTTTCCCATATTCTCACCCCCCTTTATATACCCCTGAAACTTATGCGAATTTTTGCGCGATGGGGAGCGCCCGTTGGGCTGACGAAAATCCGTGGAGATAGATATCCCCCCTCCCCCTGCGCTCATTTCTTACAAAAACTTAGATACATAGCCGTTTCTCTTGCAGTAGTCCATTGCTTCGTCATAGTTCAGGTAGACCATCTGCTTTGTCCCGTCCACAACTAGCCAGTGCGGATAGTCGCAGTCATTGCTCATCATAACAAGTACGGGTGTCTGATGTTTCCTGTTATAGCAATTCAGACAGTGATACTTGCTATTGTTGAAGTCCGAAGGATAATATTTCGTATCTTCCGTAATATCGCAAATTCTCATTTCGCTCACCTCCTTTCCTTAGTCACAGAAATGGGGCAGCTTGTGGCAGGTTATATATGTCATTTTCCAAAAATAAAAATATATAAGGTAATATGTTTTACCTGCCACATCCTGCCCCAAGTGTGTTTATACTAAAAAATCAATCTCGAGCAAGTTGTACCCGGTAAGGAGCGTAGTTTTCTCCCCACCTTCCTTTGGCCTTTTTCTGACCACTTCCCCGATGGTGCGTAATGCCTGATTGAAGTTCCTGCTATTCTCGGGATAGGATCCGTTGTTGTTACACCAAGTGCGATACGTCTTATATACCGCAGCGGTCTTTGCCTCTGCCCCTGCACTCTCTGACAGGCATTCCTCGGCAAAGAGCAGTACCTTATCGCTATCATGCTGATAAACCTTGGTGGCACTTTTGACCGCCTCCGGCTGGGTAAACCCTTCCTTATTTAAAAGCGCATACCCTTCAAGGAGCCAGTTGAGTATCGCGCTCTTGACTTCCTCTTTGGCGAATTCTGCCTTGAGGCTCTTGTCCTGCTCCCATTCCTCAAAGTGCCTGTCAAAAGGAATAATAATGACACGCCCGCTGGAAAAAAGCGTCATGTCTGTTATGACAGGCAGGTAATTTGTATTAATAAAGAGCTTGAACTGGGGCTTGAAGTCAAAACTGTTCTCATGGAGAAACCGGGCATTTAATGTATCGTTCCCGGTCATGCTTTTAATCTGTGCTTCGTTTAGGACTAAGCCCCTTCTCGGCTCGGATATATTTGCAAACCGAACTCCAGCAAGCCTTGCTATATCTTCGCTCGGCCCCTGGCTATTGACTGCCTGCTTATAGGCTATGGTCTCAGGCCGTACGGAAAGACCGTAGTCTCCCATGACATTGAGGACGCTTTCCATCAGGGTGCCTTTGCCGTTTCTGGTAGTTGCCCCATGATAAATGAACATGCACTCATATCTCGTATCTCCCGTAAGGCCGTAACCCAAAGACTTCTGCAGGAACTTCAGCTTTTCCTTGTCCCCGCTCATGACTTCATCCACAAAGCTCAGGAATCTAAGATTATGTGCCTTTGCGTTATATTCCACATCGGCAAGCCTTGTCAGCTTGTCCTCGGGATTATGGTCATGAACTTCTCCCGTCCGTACATCCACAGTAACGTTCTGGCAGTTCAGGAGATAAATGTCCTTGTCGAATTCGCTCATGCTGATCGGGTAAACACTCTCGGCATCGCTGAGGTATGTACCCCTGGCACCCCTTGCCTGCCATCTCTTGCAGTATTTCTTGTAGGCCGTCCGCTGATTTTCTTCCTTAATTGTCCCTGCGTATCTGGTAAGCACATCCCCCAGCTTTTTGGCAAGCTCCATTGTTTTCATGTTTCCCACATCTGCCTTCCAGCGGATGCCATCATACACAAACCACTTATCCCTCTCCGGGACGAACCTTGCCATGCCTTTGAAGATATCTGCGAAAAGCCTGCCCGAGCCTGTATCGTCCCAGGTGTACCTTGTGCTTAAAGCAGGGTTTAGTTTTCTGACTTTCTGCAGCACATCATTGAAGTCATCCTCCGCACTGCTTTTCTCGGGCACTCCGTAAAAGGTTCCTACCATGTTGACGGCTTTCTGCAATGTCTGCCATCCGTAGGTAGTCTCGCCCCTCCGGCTGTCCCACTTGTCACGCATAAGTCCCGATGTGCGAAAGAGCCTATCCATCTGCTCCATATCTCCGCCACACCAGAAAGCCAGTATGGTAGCAAGAGCCTGATCCGCTTCGCTTGAGGACTTCCCATCGGGAATGTTGTTGTCCCACAGCTCAGCGAACTTCTTCCCCTGCTTGGAATTAATGACTTTGTCCAGAACCTGTTCATCTGACAGCAGGCTCCCCGGGACTTGCTTAGCGGTACGTTTCTTCGCCACAGGACGGAGCATATACTTTTCCTCTATGAGGAGCAGTTCCTCCGTCCGTTCCTCCACATCCATTTCCCTGATACAGTTTCCTGTGACGGAACATACCTTTGTGGTAACCCCTGCTACGTAAATCTCGAGTTTCAGCTTGCTGTTGTTTATATAGAAACGCTCCCTGCTGAAAAGCGAAGCGTCCCGAACTTTCACTATTATTCTTATCCCCGTCCCGGATGGGCTTATTTCCGTATATGAATTAACGGTATCCACAATATCCCGGGCAAAGGGTGAAAGCACTCCATCAGTGACACAATGGTCAATGTCTATCAGTGCCAGTTCCCTAAAAAGTCCAATTCCTATCCCGTCATATCCTTCTAACTTATCTGCAACAAGAGAAAAGCCTGCGTAGCTTTCCTGCTTAGTAATATCCGCGCCATACCCGTCCAGCTTATGAGGGACTTTCGTTCTCCGGCCATGCTTGTCCTTCTCATACCTCCATCTGACAAACAGGCCGTCCTGCTTCAATTGCCGAGGCAGTTTTTCGTACATATATCCACCTCCGCTTCCCTAAAAAGCTGCCCGGTCATTTCTGCATGGAATTTCTTATCAGCCATTTCTTAAAGGCTTCTGTGGGAACAAGGATTCTCGCCCCTATCTTTATAGTAGGAAAGCCCTTGGTCTTTACCAGTGCATAAGCCTTTGGTAGGCTGATACCCATCTGAGCCGCCAATTCCTGAACGCTTAATGTGCTTTTGTCCATTCATTTATCACCCCCTTTAAATTTATTCCCGACTTCGCTACCTTTCCTAATCCAGCCTCTTGCTTGAGGACTGCCTGTCTTTACCTGAACAGGGCTCCGGCTTTCGCCATCCTGGCACCTGGTTCAGGGTATTTCTCACGTACGGGTTATTTAGTTTTCAAGGTTCGCAAGTAACGATATCGTTACTTTTCTGTTTTTATTATACAGATTTAACGATTACCTGTCAATACCATTTTGTACGATATCGTGTTTTATTTTAAAATGTTTTATTTGACTTCATTATAAAAGTATTGACATAATCGTGTTTTACATGTTAATATCATTGTGAGGTGAGTAAACATGGATTTTGCACAAAGAGTGAAAGAACTAAGAAAAAAGAAGGGCTTAACACAAACCGATCTTGCAAAGGCACTCAAAGTTACCAAAGGCACCGTCTCTACATGGGAAACCGGAAGCAGAAAACCTGAATTCGGAACTATGGATCGCCTCTGCGATTTTTTTGATGTATCTCTCAGTTATCTAATAGGCAGTTCGGACGATGCCTCTCCTGCCCATATGACAGAAGAAGAAATCATCGACCTTGGTAAAAGTGAAGTGTCCGAGATTTTTGCCGAATATGCAAAAAAATTCTGCCGGCTTGATGCCTGGGGACAGAATGCGGTAAAAAGTATTATTACGGCAGAATATGAACGCTGCGCTGAAACAAAGACATTGCAATCTGACAAAGTGGATATAGCAATTCGCTTTCACGACTAAGGCTAGACAATTTAAAACAAAAAAGAGAGCCACCTGAGTGACTCCCACGGGAGGCTATTATGTTAACTTTTGTTTTTTGTGTTCTTGTTATTGTTGAAATAATCTTGCTACTGATGTTTTTTGAACAAAGGGCTGCTCTCGACCTGGAAAGGCAAATGTGTGTGCCTGTCAGAAATTTGGTATTGCCGAGTTATTTTAATTTTTACTGGGGACTAAAAATAGTAAACTGGGGCTGCATCGCCTTTGTAGCATATTTTTATGACTGGAAGTTTGCACTTGCATGGATAATCGGGTCTGTTTTAATTACAATAGTTATTCCCGTTCCAAGATATTATTACAATAAGGCACTAGGTAGGTTAGATGAAATAGCCGAAGATTATAGAAATGCAGCACTTGTTAAAGGTGTAGATTTAAAATTAACTAATAGACAAATCATAGATGAACTAACAAGGGAGTGGGAGCTTAATAATAATTTAGCCGAGCTGCGTAAGAATCTGGGAATTACCGATAAAGACCCTAAATAGAAAGACTAATACCGCTTTAAAACAAAAAAGGGAGTCACAAAACGTGACTCCCTTGATAGGAATGGAGCTTACCCGGCCCCGTTCCTTTTTTATTTAGTTGTACCCTTTAGAAAAGCACTGTTCCCGGTAAGGTTCTTAAGCAGAATCTTCCGGGCATTTTTGTATTCGTTACCGATGAACCCGAGCCTTAACAGGAAGCACCGGAAAGCGTATTTCTCGTTCTCCGTCTCATGCTCCTTGGGCAGAATTCTTTTTTGCTTTTTGGCCAGGTTGACTACGGCCTCGTTAAACCGCACATAGGCGTCCATTTCTTCCGGGGAAGAAGGCTCTTTGTACCAGGGTAAGCAAACCTTATCCTCTGTGATTATTACTTCAATCTTCTCAACCCCAAGAGCCTTGGCTATTAATTTGCCTTTTGCCGTCACAAGGTTCTGCAGCCGTTCCAATGCCTCCGGCTCAAAATATTTCTTCGGAAGGTCTACCTCAAAGGCCATTTTTTCAACTTCGCCCGTAAAGCCTTTTTCTGCCAGGGCCTTAATCAAATCTTCCTTTGCCCGGGTAAGCGTCCCGTCCTTATCTATAGTGTATCCGTCAACCTTGTAGGCGAAAGTTGGAGCTCCTGCATATTTAACCTTTGCGCCTACAATCTCACCAACCGCCTCTGCCAATGCCTTGCGTTCCTTACCCTTCAAGTTGTATTTTTCGTTCATTCTGTACTACCTCCTTTTGTTTTGGTAGTACATATATCACTCTAACGGAAAGAAATAGCAAGGGGTTTCTGTGAAGTATACTGAGTTCTTTGGAAAAATTTTTACTGTGCTTATCTAATAAAAGTTTCAATTGGTTTCCAAACTTGTTGATTCAATAAATTCTCGTCCCATTCAGTATTGGACATAAAAATGGTCTCACCGGTGGCTCTAACAAAGCCCCATTTGATTTCTGGATGGCGCAACCCATAATCCTTTAATGAATCAAATTTTTTTCCGGCATATTCATCTATATTGTTTGACGAGCCATCTGAATTTATACCGCCTTTTGCTTCAATTATCCAAATGTCACCGTTGGTAAGTTTAATAATATAATCCGGATAAAAATCATTCCGTCTAAACGCTTTTCTATAAACAATACTAAAATATATATCTCCTTGGTCGCCATTCTTATAACACCATTTAACTGATGAATTGTTTTCGCACCAATTTTCCAATTTAATTTCAGTACTACTGCGATTAGGCCAAAGTAGAATGTTATTGCCATAATCCATAAACATATTCTTTTTTAGCACTCCCGAACTAGGTATTCTTTTATGATGTTTGTAATACTGTTCGTTAGGAACGTTCCAGTCAGAAACTAAGATATCTGTTTCCCGAATTTCTGCAATTTGTTCAGAACTAATTTCCCGTACAGCATCCATTAGAAGTTCTTTATTATTGACAAGGAAAGCATTATATTCTCTAAGGCTTAATCCATCAATCAATTTATTTTCTCTTTCAAAATCTAGCTCTTCTTGTGAATATAATCTTGTCTGCTCATCTATAGGCCCAAATAGCACCATTAAAGCATTATTAGAAATTTTTTCATCAATTTTCCCCATGGCGCTAGCTATCCGTCTCTTAGCATCGCGAATAATAAAACCATCATATTTGTTGCTAATTTGGTGCTCTCCCCCAAAAATTCTATTCAGGCTTAGCATGTCGTGTGTAGTTCTAGCAACTCCTTCTATAGCGGTTGTTTTTAATATAGTTCCAAACACATACCCCTTTGCATATTCCATTTCATGTTTATCAAGTTTCCCGCTATGGTCTAAGTCGCATGCTTCCAACATCTTTTCACGAACAACTTTTACTACAGCCTGCGGATTTACGGCATATCTGTCGCTCCCATTTAGAGCTTCTTTTTTTAATAGAATAGTTGGTGCATTAAGTTTTTTCTTATAAAGGTAAGAATAAAAAGCATTCCCTAGTGCATCTACTAATCCCTCTGAAAATTGGCTATCAAGCGTATAAAGATAGCAACGATCTAACAACTCAGATTCATAGTGTTTTCGTTGAGGCATTCTACGAATACGTCCTATTGTTTGAATATTAAATCTTTCCGTTCCGCCCTCACGTAATTTAATTAATATTTTCGCTCTGGGGCAATCCCACCCAGTAGCAATTGCTTGTTTGAAGAGTAAGAACGCATACTGACCATTTAGCTTTTTTATTTCTTCTGGGTTTTCCGGGTGATCACCACTAAACCAAGATGCCACAAGTCCAGAACTTTCCGGATATCCTAAATCTGTTAATGCTTCTTTAACACGTGCAATCCATTCTTCATTTCCATTAGGAAATTGAATAAGAACTAAAGGATTTATGGTCTTCTCGAGACCATATTTTTCATATTCTTTTTTTATTTGTTTTCTTTTTTTATCTGCTAAATCAATGAGCAAGATGTCATTATCAAGATTGTTGTTTTCCTCAAGCGCGTTTGAAACCCCCTCATTAATGACTATATTGGTTGAAATAAGGCCAGAAGCAATTACTTCATCTTCTGTAACAGTTTCCATATAATCACCACTGGTTATCGGGGTTGCAGATACTCGCAATATATGTGTTGGTTGTATACCAGCAATATATTCATTTGCCGTATCCTGGTATTTATGTTCTTCGTCAATCACCATAAAAATATTAATATTATTTGTATGACAATAAAGGACTTTGCTCATCAGGTCTCTGTGTTCTCCTTCGCGGAGAACAACATTAGAAGCACGATTAATCTTATCCCAGTTTATAAAATAAACTTTTCCCCTCGGATCACTATCATTGATAAAAGCATAGACATCCCCATCTTGAATGCCAGAAGTAACCTCACAAAAACTATCTCGAGACTGCTTTTCTAAGCCTCCTGCTCCCGGGCAAAGCCATAAGAATACACTATTTGAGTTCTCATCCAGATAATCATCAATAAATTTAGATACTATGACTGTTTTCCCTGCACCAGTAGGAGCAGATAAAACGAGCTCTTGATAATCTGCGCATTTCTCCAACAATTTCTCTTCATGTATAGTTTGAAAGGTTTTTAATGTCCCAATAAACATTATTCTGCGGCCTCCCTTAACTCTTGTCCAAAAAACTCTTTAGGAATATAGCCGAATTTCTTGGCTTGCAATAATTTAATCTCTTCAAGGTTAAAGATGATATTTTGATTAACCCATATGTTGTCTATTTTATTATATATAGCCTCATTCAAGACCGTATTTTTAAAATCGTCCCTATTTAAAATCACAACATTTTTTATATTATCAATCTCAATCGCATATTTTAATTCTATCATTTCTTTAATGTGCAAGCATAAAGCATTGCTTAAAAGATAATTCTCTGGTTGTCGTTTTGTCCATCCGCATTTAAAATATTTGAGATTTGAAAGAAGCCCTTCTGAATATACCGAACCATCACTTCTTTTTCCTAAAATACTAGTTTTTATTCTTGGATATGTAACATTTTCACAGATGTTGTTTTGATTATCCGTGCACAAAACAAATTTGCGACATCCTCCATAATCTTTATTTGCTTCAAGCACTGCTTGTCCCATTGTACCTGATCCTGCGAAGAAATCCAGCACCACTGAATTTTCTTTGGTTGCCTGATATACTAATTCTTCAAGCATTTGTATTGGTTTTACAGTTTCGAATCCATGATTTTTTGTTCCTAATATTTTGGTTAATTCTTTTTTTGCTGATTCTGCAGTGCCATATTGTTCCGCACTAAATAGACCCCAAAATGGTTTTATACTTTCGGCATTTTCGTCAAACGGTCTTATTTTTCTATATACTTTACGATTGCGTTTAATTAAATCTTCTCTATCAAGAAATTCTTGCATCGTATCCTTACCAATTTTCCATTGATTTCCTTCTCGCGGCATTATATCTAAAATTGGGAAAACCATACTACCTCTACCTCTAATACCACCCGCACCCATTTGCCCAATTTCTTCTACTCTGTACTTACCTTTTTCATCAGTATCAGGATATTCTCTCTCTCCTATAACATGGCAATTAAATTCTGCGCGATTATCAAAATTCTTATATGCCAAAATATATTCAATCTTAGGCTGCAACATTTTTCTTGCTGTTTTAGTATTCTGACACTTAGTTCTCTTTTCCCAACCAATAGTTGTTAAAAACTTTTCTTCCCCAAAAATCTCATCGCAAAGTAATTTTAAAACGGCATGCTCTTTATCATCTATAGAGATAAATATAATGCCTGTAGGAGAAAGTAATTTTTTTGCAATTTGTAGCCTTTTGGCCATAAAGGAAGCCCACTTACTGTTTTTGTATAAATCATCATCACCAACAATACAGTCATCATAAATAAAACTATTGCCAGTATTATAAGGAGGATCAATATATATTAGATCAATTTTTCCCTTATGCGTCTTTTCTAATAAATACAATGATTGTAAATTGTTTCCTTCTATCAAAAAATTGTAAGGAAGCTCTGCGTTTCCTGTTATTTTTCTATTCTTGTCTTCACATAAGACAGGTATATTATCCTTTAGCATATTATCTACCAGTTCGGTATGTTCTTCCCAAACCAGGCCATATTTTTTTTCTCTAAGTTGGTTCTCTATTTCTGTAAATGCGCGAATCGAATCATCATCCGTGTGTTCTCCTCTTAAAGTTTCTAAGAATTGCAGCATTCGTTCACGTTTTATTTTGGACAGATTTGTCATAGCAGACCTCTTTCTTAAAACATTCATAAAATGATTATACCATTTTTCCACACAAAATGTGTGCACAATGGCTCCACCTCATCACTAAAAAAGGCCCAGCCTATATGGCCAAGCCTCCTGTTAACAAATACCTCTGTGTTTATTCTTCTCCGTTTAAAATAAACTTCACATACTTTTCCGGCTCTTCCTCCAGGAAGTTTACCATCTCAAAGTAGTTCAGTTCATAGGCAATTCGCTGCACAGTCTTAATATCAATCATATTTGACCGTCCGGAACTCCTCACGCTAAGAATTTGTTCTTTAATCTTCTTGTCCAT